GGCAGCTATCCGGCCCCCGCCCAATATGTCCGTCAGCGAGTGGGCAGCACAAAACCGCGTCCTGTCCCCGGAAGCATCTGCTGAACAAGGCCGCTGGCGCAACAGCAGAACGCCCTATCTGGTGGAAATCATGGACGCATACTCTGACCCTCGCGTCCATCACATTGTTGTCGTTGCGTCCTCGCAGGTCGGCAAGAGCGAATTTGAAAACAATGTCATCGGCAGAACGATTGACGTTGACCCCGGATCTATCCTTTTTATCCACCCGGTTCAGACTGATGCCAAGGAGTACAGCAAGCTGCGTATCGCTCCCATGATACGAGACTGTCCTACCCTGCGGGCAAAGGTAGCAGAGAGCAAGAGCCGAGACAGCGGCAACACCATTCTGCAGAAGTCTTACCCCGGCGGCATCCTGACCATGTGCGGCTCCACCGAGGCGCACGCTTTGGCATCGAAACCCATCCGCTATGTGCTGGGCGATGAACGTGACCGCTGGGCTACGAGTGCCGGCACTGAGGGCGACCCGTGGGAACTGGCAATGGCCCGGCAGACCACGTTCTACAACGCAAAGGCGGTCGAGGTTTCCACCCCGACAATCAAAGGTCACAGCGCAATCGCCAAGGCCTACGTCAAAGGCACGATGGAACGCTGGGTGTCGCAGTGTCCACACTGCAAGGGATTCCACGAACTGCGCTGGGAAGATATTCGGTACGAGTATGACACCATCGAGGTTCACGGCGAAAAGACCTACAAGGTCAACGATGTGTGGTATCTCTGCCCGGAGTGCGGCTGCATTTCGGACGAAGTGACCATGAAACGTGCGCCTGCGCACTGGCAAGCAGAGAATCCGGCAGCCTACGAGAACGGCATCCGTTCTTTCTGGCTGAACAGCTTTGTTTCCCAGTGGGCTGCATGGAAAGAAACCGTGCTGAAATACCTGAACGCACTGGGCGATACGAAGAAGATGCAGGTCGTGTACAACACCCGGCTGGGCCTGTTGTGGGAAGACCGCGGCGATGTGCAGGACGAGGACACCATGCTGGGCCGCAGGGAGGAATACCCTGCGGAACTGCCGGACGGCGTGCTGGTTCTGACTGCTGGCGTTGACACACAGGATGACCGCATGGAGTACGAAATCGTGGGCTTCGGCCACTTCGGTGAAACGTGGGGCATCGAAAAAGGCATCATCATGGGCCGCCCGGACAGTGACGAGGTCTGGCAGCAGCTTGATGAACTGGTATTCGACCGTCGCCTGAAATTCGCCGATGGCGTGGAACTGCCCGTGTCCATAAAGTTCGTGGACGAGGGCGGCCACTTCACGCAGGATGTTCGCCTCCGCTGCCATGAGCGCATCGGCAAAAAGGTGTTCTGCATCAAAGGCTTTCCCGGCTCGGACAGGCCGTTCACGGCTCCGCCCAAGCAGCAGAAAATCACGATACAGAACCGCTACGTCGGTATGTGCTGGCAATACCAGCTGGGCGTTGATTCCGGCAAGCAAATCATCATGGATGATTTGAAAGTGCAGGAGCCGGGCGCCCGGTATTGCCATTTCCCACGCCGGGATGACTACGGGCTGGGCTATTTCAACGGCCTGTTGTCCGAACATCTGGTGTACAAAGAGAACCACCGCAATCCGTGGCAATGGGAGAAAATCTCCGGCCACGAGCGAAACGAGGCACTTGACTGCCGGAACTACGCTTTGGCAGCCTACAAGGTGCTGCCGAAAGACCTCGATGCCATCGACCGTGCCCTGAAAAGGCTGCGTGGAAAGGCGGTCGATGCCCCGGCAGCAGTAAACATTCAACAACCACAGCCCTCCCACAGAAAAAAGAGGGAGAGCCTATTGGACGACTGGTGAGGTGTGAGATATGAATACCACGACCATCAAAAAGCGGCTGGAATTCCACACGCAGCGGCTTGACAACCTGTATACGGCATACAACAAGCTGCTGTCTGGCGGCGTGAAAAGCTACCGTCTGGATGACCGTGAGCTCACCCGGCTCGACCTCGGCAAGCTTAGCGATGAAATCAAAGAGGCCGAGCAGAAAGTCGATGAACTGGAATCGTTGCTGAACGGCCAGAACGCGCGAAAAGCGTTCGGGATCATTCCGCGAGACTGGTAACAATTTTGGGTAACGGCCCATCCGGGTCTTTGCCGCGGGCTGGCTGCTTTTCACTCCTTTCCCCAGCCAGTCCGCTTAGTTTGAAAGTTATGGAGGCGATATTTTGAAATACCGTGCAACGGCTGCGCCGCAGGCCAGCGGATACAGCGAGGCTGGTGCAAGCCATAAGCGGCGTGCGCTGCGGGCATTTTTCCCGAACAGCAATTCGCCATCCAGCGATATACACGACAACGCCGACACCCTGCGGCAGCGCAGCCGGATGCTCTACATGAGCGCACCTGTCGCCACAAGTGCCATCAACACGAACCGCACAAAGGTGGTCGGCACTGGCCTGACCCTGAAATCCACCATCGACCGGGACGTTCTGGGTCTTACCCCGGAGGCGGCCAAGGAATGGCAGACCAAGGCTGAGGCCGAGTTCCGGCTCTGGGCCGAGAACCGCCGCAACTGCGATGCTATGGGGATGAACAACTTCTACGGATTGCAGCAGCTGGCCCTGAAAAGCTGGCTTATGAGCGGCGATGTTTTCGCCGTTGTGAAAATCCGGGACGTTGATAAGCTGCACCCCTACGCCCTGCGGCTGCATCTGGTGGAGGCCGACCGGGTGTCTACACCGAACCGATACGGCAGCGCGATTGACATTTTGGGATACACCGTAGGCAAGAACCCCGACAACGGGAACAAGATTCTCGACGGTGTAGAGGTGGACAGCAGCGGTGCCGTTGTGGCGTACCACATCCGAAATACCTATCCGCACGAGTGGCTCAACAGCGAGGAAACCGTATGGCAGCGTGTGGAGGTCGTTGGCAAAAAGACCGGACTGCCCCAAGTGCTGCACATCATGGAATCGGAACGGCCGGACCAGTACCGCGGCGTTCCCCTTGTTGCGCCTATCATAGAACCGCTGCTCCAGCTGCGCAGATACACCGAATCCGAACTGCTGGCGGCACTTGTCCAGTCGTACTTCACGGCGTGGATTGTGTCGGATGCGCCCAAGGACGCAATTCCGTTCAACGAAACTGGCAGCGGAGATCTGGGCGGCGTTCCTGTTGAGAACCCGCAGATGGACAATGCCAGCCACAGCACGAACGAGTACGAAATGGGCCCCGGTCAGGTGGAACATTTGGCCAAGGGCGAAGACATCAAGTTCGGAAACCCAAACATTCCGACCGCCGGATTTGAGCAGTTTGTCAAAACGCTGTGCAAGCTGATGGGCGGCGCAATCGAGATGCCTTACGAGCTGTTGCTCAAAGAGTTCAACGCCAGCTATTCCGCCTCCCGTGCTGCCCTGCTGGAAGCGTGGGAGGGTTTCAAGATGCGGCGCACGTGGCTGGTGGATAGTTTCTGCCAGCCGGCATACGAGATTTGGCTGTCCGAGGCCGTAGCCCGTGGGCGAGTAATCGCTCCGGGCTTTTTTGATGACCCGCTGCTCCGTGCTGCATGGTGCGGTGCCCGCTGGATTGGCCCTGTGCAGGGCAGTCTTGACCCCGCCAAGGAAGTCAATGCAGCCATTCTCCAGACGCACCACGCCTTTAAGACCCACGAACAGGTCACCCTTGAGATGGGCGGCGGCGACTGGACTGAAAACGCCGAACAGCTGGCTCGTGAAAATGAGCTGCTGAAAGCAGCTGGCAGTGAGGGCGCAATCGAAACCACCGCCAGCATTACGACACAGGGAGGTAAGCAAAATGCCCAAACCGAATAACGCACCGCAGGTGAACATCCAGCGGCCTTGTTACGCAATGGCCAGCACTGACGGCCAGACCGCCGACATTACCATGTACGGCGAAATCGTGGAAACGCAGCCCATCGACTGGTGGACTGACGAGCCGATTCCGGGACAGTACATCATCGAGAGCGAGTTCCTGTCGGACTTGCAGCAGGTCGAAAACTGCCCGCAGATCATCATCCGCATGGACAGTCTGGGCGGCGATGCGGGCGTTTCCATCCTGATTCACAACAGGCTGCGCGAACTGGCCGCCAAGGGCACGAAGCTGACCTGCATTGTGGACGGCGTGGCCATGTCTGGCGGCAGTCTTATCATGTGCGCCTGCGATACGGTAAAGGTGAATCCTTCCAGCCTTGTGATGATTCACAAGTGCTGGACTCCCATTCGAGGCGCGCTCAATGCTGACGAACTTCGCAAGGCTGCGGAAGCCAATGATGCATGGGATAAGAGCCAAGTCGCCATCTACAAGCGGAAGACTGGCCTGTCTGAAACCGTGCTGCTGCACATGATGGGCGACACCACCTATATGACGGGCAAGGAGGCCATCGAAAAAGGCTTTGCCAATGAACTGCTGGACGATGCCGAGCCCGTGGCAATTTCCGCAAGCGCAGACCGCCAGACCATCTACGCAAAGGGTCACGCCCTGCGCCTGATGCCCGGCGTAAAGCTGCCCGACAACATCCCTATGGCTAAAGCGGCTACACCTGCTGCCGCTGCTGCAAATACACCGGCGGCACCCGCCGCCCAGTCCAACGAAGGAGGACAATCCACTATGGCAAACAATGCAAATCCCACCACTGCAACCCCCGCAGCGGAAAACCCGCAGGCCGCAGTTGACGCAGCCGTGAGCGCGGAGCGCAACCGTCTGGCCGAAATCGATTCGGTGGCAAGCCTGTTTGACCCCGCTCTGGTACAGGAGGCTAAGTACGGCGAGACCGCTTGCGATGCTCGTGAACTGGCATTCCGCGCCGCCAAGGCTGCTGCTGCACAGGGTCACGAGTTCCTGAAGAATCTGGAAGCGGACAACGCCGCATCTGGTGCACAGAGTGTGGAAGCTGTTCCGGGCGCGTCTGCATCTGGCAGCCCGGAATCTCTGCCCGATGCAAAGGGCAATGTGCCCAAGACGCAGGCCGAGCGCATGGCTGCTGCCGAAGCAGCCGTCGCCGAACTGCTCGACGATAACAAAAAGTAAGGAGGAATACTACTATGAGCGAACTGAGCAAATCTCTCGGCAACATGGAGTATGACGGCCTGATTGCCGACATCAACCCCAAGCTGGTTGTCAGCGGCGGTACTCTCCGCAAGCTGGGTGCTGCTGGCACTATTAAGCGTGGCACTATTCTGGCAAAATCCGGTGGTACCGCAGGCGATAACAAACTGGTAGCTCTGGGCACCGCTGCAAGCGGTGATACGGAAACCCTGACCGCATACGCCATCCTGTGTGATGATGTTGATGTCGGCACCACCGATGATGTGACTGTTCCCGTCTATCTGGCCGGCTGCTTCAACCTGAACAAGTGCATCACTATCAATGACCATACCATCACCGAGGCCGAGAAGGATGCCCTGCGTAACGGCGGCATTTTCTTCAAGGCTGCTGCACCTGCACTGTAAGAGGAGGAACTACAATGCCTGCTGAACTGAATTTCTTTGACACCTAT